AATGTTGCAGAAGTGCGTGGCGCATTAACACTGTACATGGACTTTATCAACTTGTTCTTGAATTTATTACAACTTTTTGGGGATAGGAAATAATCATGGCAACAGCTAAATCAGTAAACAAACTCAGCGACAAGCTGACCAAGGTAAATGAATCATTTACTGTCAACATGTACGACAATGGCTTCATGCTAGAAGCTGGTGGGCGTAACAAAAAAGGCGACTATGTGAATGCCAAGATCCTGTGCAACACGCTGGACGAAGTATTGAGCTTGGTCAAAGAAGCAGGCGAAATGGACAGGGACGTTTAAGATGATTGCTGTGTTAGTAACAGGAGCAACTGGCTACATTGGTAGTCATGTGTGCAAACTTCTTAAAGATACAGGATATGCTGTGGTTGGCGTTGATCGGGTAAGGCGCGAGCATGCAATAAAACACATGCACGAGTTCATTGAGACTGACTATGCAAGTGATGACTGTTTCAAATTACTCACAGAATATCAAGCTATCAGTGCAGTTGTACACTGTGCAGGCACCAGTCTTGTTGGTCCTAGCGTACTAGATCCAGCAGAGTACTACACAAACAATGTGGCCAAGACAGCTATGTTTTTGTCTGTACTAAAGAGTTTACCACATCCGCCTGTTGTGATATTCTCCAGCAGTGCCGCTGTGTACGGTGAGCCCGACGTTGATCTCATTGAAGTGAACCAACCTTGGAATCCACTCAGTCCATATGGACAAAGCAAGGCCATGATTGAGCTCATGCTAACTGACATGTGTCGTGCATACGGACTAACTGCTATGAGCTTGAGATATTTCAATGCATGTGGAGCAGATGCAGATGGTGAGCTAGGACAAGCACCAGGTGCAACTCATATCATTGCTCGTTTGCTAGAGAGTGTGAGAGACCATAAAGAGTTCACACTATATGGCACAGATTATCCTACTGCTGATGGTACCTGTGTTCGAGACTATGTACACGTAGAAGATCTAGCAGAAGCTCACATGATGGCTATCCAATACTGCATGAGCTTTGGTGATAGCCAACGTGGCAATCATTATATGTTGAACCTAGGCACTGGAAGAGGCTACAGCAACCAGGAAATCATTGATGCAGTAAAACAGTATGTTGGACCTGTAGAAGTAGTGGTCGGAGATCGTCGAGCCGGAGATCCAGCTAGATTAGTTGCTGGAACTGTGCTATCCAGCAGTACACTAGGTTGGAGTCCAGAACGCAGTGACCTAGAAACAATCATCAACAGTGCATGGAAATGGTATAATAACCTGCCAGAATCTGTTGACAGCTCGTCTAAATAAGTTTACAATTAACAATTGACATCCACGTCATTAACTCGGAGAAAATCAAATTGACAGATAAAAAAGAAACAGGCCTGGACGCAATGGCAGGCGATGGCGGATATTCGGAAGGTTACCTAGGTGGATACCTCCGTGCTAAGATGAAACGTGATGGCAGACGTTTCTGGGCAGGCGACAACATTAGTGAATACGTATCAGATGTTACAAAAGATAAACTGATTGATGAAGCCACCGTGGCATTCGAAGGTGTGCTAGACGCACTGCTGATCGATCGTGAAAACGATCCTAATAGTCAAGGTACAGCACGTAGACTGGCCAAGATGTACTTTAACGAAATAATGGCAGGAAGATATGAACCAGCACCAGACGCAACAGCATTTCCAAATGATTCAGCAGACCGCTACGAAGGAATGCTTGTGGTACGCAGTGAGCTTCGCAGTATGTGCAGTCATCACCACCAACCTGTCAGTGGCGTTGCTTATATCGGGATTATTGCCGCTCAAAAGCTCATTGGTCTTAGCAAGTACACTCGTATTGCTCAGTGGTGCGCTCGTCGTGGTACTCTACAGGAAGAACTCTGCAACGACATCGCCCGAGAAATAATGGCAGCAACAGGATCCAAAGATGTTGGCGTGTACATACAGGCCATACATGGATGCTGTGAGAACCGTGGCATCATGGCTCACAGTTCGTTGACACAGACCACTGTGTTACACGGAGCATTCAAAGAGGATGCTGGTGTTAAGAAGGAATTCTTTGACAACATCAAACTACAACAGGACTTTGCACCAAGATGAATATAGACGTTCAACCCAAAGATACCAGCCGAGGACACTTTTATGTGAGCCTGGCAAAAAGCGGATTACGAATTGTGGCAGGAGTTTTTCTAATTGATGGAAACTTACTGATTGCAGGGTCATTGCTAATTCTAGCAGAAGGATTAGGAATTGTTGAGGAGATAGTATGAAAAATGCTGCGGAGTTCGCACAAAATCTAATCGAGAGGGCTCGAAGGATGCAGGAATTTCGCATCATTAAATCCGAGCCTGAGAATTTTATGTTCAATGGTAAGGTGCCATTTGATGTTTCAATTAAAAACGGTATGGTGACATTTATCGTACATGCCGTAGATCTTGCAGAAGCAAATGCAATGGTAGACAAATATCTAGACGACAATTCAGCCACAGAGTGGTAACATGGGAACCAGTATGCCAAGTAGAGAAAAAGACCAGTCAGATTTTGACCTAGAAGCATTCATTGATTTATTTGATGAAGCAATTGCCAGTGACGATCCTGGCGTACAAAAGACCTTACAGCATTTAATGGTCATTGCGGCTCTGGCACGTAATCATACACAACACGATCGACGTAATGGTCCATTGCGCCGCATGTTTGATGATCAAGCCACTATCCTCCGGAGGTTGGAAAGACTTGAAACTGATCAACAACAAAAACGAGTCTACCCTGGCGGAGGTCTGGGAGGCGGGAGCGTTCCGCTTGGCCCTTATGTACCACCACCCCAGTGGCCACCTGGTGGAGGCCCCAATTGGCCGCCGCAACCTGGAACTTATCCTCCGGGAACAATCTGGGCACAAACCCAAACATCCACAGGCACGACACTAGACCTAGGATACGGTGCTGTTCCTCCGCTGACCGCTACACAAGTGAATGATTTGTTAAAAGATGACAACTACAAAGGCTCCAGTGTGGGAGGCATCAATGTTAAAATTGCGTGATGATCTTATGGTCCAGCAACAGATCAGCGGAGCATGGCAGCACATGGTTGGTGTGATCATGTTGAATCAAACAGGCAGGAAACCAGTAAAAACGGTCTTGCCTGAATTCTTAAGTCGTTGGCTTGATCCTGAATCGTTCCTAACAAGCACACCCGAACAAGTGATTGAAGTGATTACTCCACTAGGCATGTACAACAAACGGCAAAACACACTGCGACGAATGAGTCAAGACTTCTTGACTTGGGATCATGATGATGCTACAATGCTGTATGGAATAGGCAAATATGGTTCCGACTCATATGAGATATTCTTCAAATCCAACTACACAGTACAACCCACGGACAAGGAATTGATCCGCTATTTGAAAGAAGAAGTAGATGCTGTTGAAACTGCTTGATCGGCTAGGACGCAAACGTATCATCACAGATAGGCTTGACAACGAGCCGTATCTAGAACGCTACTACTTGTTCTTGAAAGAACGAGAGCGTTTTCCGTTTAACATATTTCTGCATAAATTTCTAAAGGGTGATCCAGATGATGTGCATGATCATCCCTGGCCTTATGCTACATTGATTTTGAAAGGTGGCTACTATGAATGGATTCCAGAGTTTAACATCCTTGGTCACAAGATTGGCGAGATTCGTCACTGGCGTGGGCCTGGACACTTTCGCACTTGCAGTGCTAACAGTTATCATCGGATTGAACTGGATCCTGGCGTGACTGCCTGGACCTTGTTCATGCCCGGACCACACACTCGCGCATGGGGATTTTTAGTAGGTAGAGATCCACGAACAGATTGGGAACACAATGAAGATTATCTCGCCCGGCGTAGTAGCACTAAATCCGTTTAAGGTTGTATGTCACGATCTCACACAAGAAATGGCCAGACAACATTATTAATCATAACATAAAGGTACCAAGAAATGAAACTATATCACAATGACAAACATGTAAGAACATGGATACACAAAATTGTAAGAGACATGGCACAGGACAACTGGCGGCCAGACTACATTGTAGGAATCACACGTGGCGGACTTGTGCCTGCCACTATGTTGAGTCACTATCTCGACATTCCTATGCAAACACTAAACGTCAGTTTCCGTGATGCTGACCTTGGACCTGAAAGCAATTTGTGGATGGCAGAAGACGCATTTGGTTATGTTCCATACGAAGGCACTGAGCCTCCTGCGGTTCGCGACCCTGACCGGATCACATCTAGCCCTGCACTTCGCAAGAACATCTTGATTGTGGATGACATTAACGATAGCGGTCGTACACTAAACTGGATACAGGAAGATTGGGCAAGTGGATGTTTGCCCGATGATCCTGTATGGGGAGGTATCTGGAACAACACTGTTCGCTTCGCGGTTCTAGTCAACAACGAAGCCAGTGAATTTAAGAACGTGGACTACGTAGGGCTAACTATTAACAAACTTGATGAACCATCATGGGTGGTGTTTCCTTGGGAAAACTGGTGGGAGAACTGAAATGATAAATGGAAAAAGAGTTGGCTTCACAGCCTCAACGTTTGATCTTCTACATGCAGGTCATATTGCTATGCTTCGTGAAACAAAAGAACAATGCGAGTACTTGATTTGTGCTTTGCAAAATGATCCAACGCTGGACCGGCCTAATAAAAATCGTCCGGTACAGAGTGTGGTTGAACGACAACTGCAACTGGTAGGCTGTAAGTATGTGGACGAGATCTGGGTGTATAACACAGAAAAAGATCTAGAAGACCTCTTGCTTGTTTTACCTATTGATGTACGCATACTCGGTGTGGAGTACGAAGGTCAAGAATTTACAGGTCGTAATATCTGTATCAAGCGTAATATTGATCTGTATTTTAACGGACGAGATCACAGTTTCAGTTCCAGTGAGCTTAGACAACGTGTTGCAGGTGCAGAAGAACTGAAACAAAGAATGGCCAAGGAAGGCTACTTTGATCAGGTTCCCGATGACCGCATTGGCCCTAGCAATAAATAATTCTCTAAGCGGTCTTTGAGCATCATCCCGCTATACAAATTCTGCTGCCTATGCTATAATCTAACATAGGAGAAAATCATGGCAAGACGATTCAGTACAAAAACTTACGGTAACGACAGAGGCTTTAGTTGTTGTTTTAGACAACACAAGGCCACACACTCACATTGCTCAACCATCCACGGATACAGTCTAGGATTCCGCTTTGTATTTGAAGCAGACGAACTGGATGAAAATAACTGGGTACAAGACTTTGGAGGACTCAAGGAAGTCAAAGCATGGCTAGACAGCATGTTTGATCATACCTTTGTTGTGGCAGAAGATGATCCTCACCTGGATTTCTTCAAGCAAATGAATGACATCAAAGGTGGATACAATGACAGCGGTGTTTGTGATCTACGCATTGTTGCTGGCGTTGGTTGTGAAATGTTTGCACAAATAGTCTATGAGCATGTTAGTCAGTGGTTGCATGATCTGCCAGACAACAAATACAAAAACTTGCTAGGCGACGAGTTTCCTCGTGTGCGTCTAGTAAGTGCTGAGGTATTCGAACACGCTGGTAACAGCTCAATATACGAAGGGTGATCAATGAAGAAGGTGTTTGAAACCATTCCAGACAGTCGAGAAGAAGCCGGTACTCCCTGGACCACTGTGGTACGTGAAGATTTTCATGTTACAGTGTACCTAGACAAGTATCCATGCACCGAAGGGCACATGTTGTTTGTTCCACAATACAACACAGTAGATATTCTACAAGAAGCAGTCATGGATGCTATTAACCATGGAATTGATCAAGTAAATGCAGGAGAGTGGGATGGTTTCAACATTGGATTTAATTACGGCGAAAGTGCAGGTCAAACTGTGCCGTGGCCTCACATCCATCTTATTCCCCGTCGCCAGGGTGACGTCGAGGATCCGGTGGGTGGTGTACGACATACAATTCCGGGCCGTGGCAACTATAGAACGGCACCAGCGGGAACGTGGCCGTGGTTGGACGAGGGAAGATGATAATACTAACCGGTGATCGCGGCTTTATAGGCAGCGAACTTAAACAATACCTTGTGGATCATGGGCACAAGGTACACAGCATGGATTGGGCAGATCGCGGCAAAACCTGGACTGCCCAAGAACCTATTGAATGGGTTTTTCACATGGGTGCAATCAGTGAAACTATTGCAGACAACTGGGATGATCTTGTTCGCAAAAACATTGAAGATACTCAACACTGGATTCACTTTGCTGAACAACACGGTTGCGGAATTACCTATGCTTCTAGTGCCAGTATCTACGGACCATGGAATGGTAGTTCTGAATGGGGACCTGTGCAACCACAACACCTATATGGTGTAAGCAAGTTAGCTGTGGACAACTGGTGTGCTGTACAAGAATTCACAGTGCCAGTAATTGGTGTGCGTTTCTTCAACGTATATGGACGCAACGAAGGTCACAAGCAACAACCAAGTCCTATACGCCGTTATGTTGAACAAGCAATCACACAGCGTAGGCTCACTGTGTGGTCGCACCAAGGTCGCCTGGGTTCACGTGACTTTATCAGTGTTGACGATTGCATTGATGCAATAATGAAATTGAAACAAGCACAAATTAGTGGTGTTTACAATGTTGGCACAGGCCTCCAACTCACATTTAAAGATATTGCTACCAGCATACAACGCAAGGTAGGCGTGGAAAATGCACAGATAATGGTTGTACCCATGCCCGAACACATGGTAGAGAAATATCAATGGGAGAGCTCCGCAAACCTAAATAAGCTAAAGAAAGTCATTCCAGACTGGAATCCACAAACGGTAGATGACTGGCTAGACAATAACTTTGACAATCTATACAATAAAGTATCTAAGGAAATTCTAAAATGAAATTTAAAATCAGCGAACTTTTTTATTCAGCACAAGGCGAAGGACGCTTTGTAGGAGTGCCCAGTGTGTTCATGCGCACATTTGGTTGTAACTTCAAATGTGCTGGATTTGGTTGCAAGCCAGGTGAAGTCAGCACAGAACGTGAGCAGGTACTGGAACTTGTACGTGCAAGTCCAGACAAATATCAGAAATTTGAAGACCTGCCTCTGGTAACCACAGGCTGTGACAGCTATGCATCATGGGATCCAAAGTTCAAAGAATTCAGTCCATCCATGGACAATGATGCTATTGCTGTTCGTATGTTGTCTTTGTTGCCTAACGGTGACTGGAAACAGCCCAACGGCAATCATGTGCATCTTGTGATCACCGGAGGTGAACCTTTACTAGGTTGGCAAAAGAACTATCCTGCACTACTGGAACATCCTGGTCTGAGAACCCTGGCTGACATTACATTTGAGACCAATGGTACCCAGATGCTGGATGAAGACTTTCACGGCTGGATCCAGAACTGGCACATGGATCCAGACTTCATGGAAAGCCATATTGGTAAATGGAGAGAAATGACTTTTAGTGTGAGTCCTAAACTCAGTGTAAGTGGCGAAAAATGGTCGGAAGCAATTCAACCTGACGTGATTAAACAGTATCAAGAAATTGGTATTACCTATCTTAAATTTGTTGTTGACAAGGTTGAAGACTTTGCAGAAGTCGATCAAGCCGTGAGCGAGTACCGTGGTGGTGGCTTCTTGGGTCCTGTATACATCATGCCAGTTGGCGGCACACTTGAAAGCTACAACACCAATCGTGTGCGCATGGCAGACGAAGCACTCAAACGTGGTTACTACTACAGTCCCCGCTTGCATGTGGATCTATGGGGCAATGGCTGGGGCAAATAATGGCAACTTCTAAAAAACCTGTTGCTGTAAAAACTCCTGCCAAGAAAGTGGCTGCAAAAACTGCACCAGTTAAAAAACCTGCAGAACCAAAACTCAAGGTTGGTGCCAGTGCCAAAGCGGCCGCTACTAAAAAAGGCGAACCATATGTTAGCGTGGTCAGTGTTGAGCTAGATCCCGACAATGTGCAGAATGGTGCATTTGAACTGGATTGGAACGATATCTTTGTGTCCAAGCTCATGAAGGCCGGCTACCAGGGCAAGGATGATGCACAGATTGTGGATCAATGGTTCCAGGATATTTGCCGTAATGTTCTCATGGAAAACTTTGAACAATGGGAAGCAAACCAAACTCCAGAGAATCGCGTGTCACGCAGAAATCTAGGTGGTGGCAGAACCGAGGTCAGCTGATGACGCACACACTACACACTCATATTAAAACAAAGAATTTTGATCAGGACGATTATAGAGTATATCTCACTCGAGATATGACCTGGACCACTCGTAATTCACCACAACAAAAAATTCCTTATGAGCCCACGGGTGCCTGGGGAGCAGGTGATCTAGAGTTTGATCCTGTGTTGATGAAACGCTTATCTGCATTTATTAAATCCAGCCAATGGCTTAAAGAGTCTGGACACATGTGGGGAGACATTGTTCAACAACATCAATTCTTCCTGGACTGGATGCGCAATGGAGAACTAGAACAAGCACATGAGCATCTGAACCTCATGCACCAGAGTCCTCTCATGCATGGCATCAGTCAAGGCAGTGGAGAAACAGAAATCATGAAAGAATATCCCAAGGCACAAGAAATGCGACTGCTTCGAACCTGGGATGTTTTTTTAGGCGTTATGGAGTATGTTGGAGTAATCAGTCCACAGAATCATGAACAAGGTGCTTCGTTTCTGGCCGTAGCCGAGGATACTCTACTGCAAAGTGCTCCTAATACCATAGTTGCACCACGGTGGCAAGGCGGTCTATGGGGTATAAAAACCTCTAGGGGACTGTTCAGCGACCGAGATCTGATGTCCTTGTACATTGCACTCAAGATAACAGAAAAATATCCTAAAGAAACACGCATACTAGAAATTGGCGGTGGTGCCGGTTTTACCGCATACTGGTTGCATAAACTTGGATTTACCAATCTATTCATGGTAGACATTCCCAGTGTGGCCACATGCCAAGCGTACCAATTGGCTGCAAACATCGGAGCAGAAAATATCAGCTTGCCAAACGAAAGCCATGAAGCTGCTGTGAAGTTTATTTCTCCTGAACAGATTCCTCATCGCATTGACCAGTTTGATCTGGTTGTGAACTGTGACAGCATGCCCGAAATGGATAAAGAGTCATTGAACACCTATCTAGATTTTATTTCTAACAGTGCCAGATCATTCTACAGCGTCAACCAAGAGTGCCGAGGAACCTATAATGGTGTTATGCAACACGTGGTTCGTAGTGTGATCAAAAACGAGTACAAAGATAGACTTACTCGAACTGATCGCAGTCGTTTTTGGCTACGTGATGGTTATACCGAAGAATGGTACATTAACCCAAAATTCTAAATAAACGAGAAAACAGTGGTTGACCTGGGGTAAATAATATGCTATTATTACTCTATGAACTATCTAATCGTTGATACAGCAAATACATTTTTCCGTGCTAGGCACAGTGCTCATAGAGCGGCCACGAGTGAAGAACGAGTGGGCTTTGCTATCCATGTAACACTTGCCAGCATCTACAAAGCCTGGCGCGATCAAAAGGCAGACCATGTGGTCATCTGCCTCGAAGGTCGTAGCTGGCGCAAGGACTTTTACAAACCCTACAAGGCCAATCGTGCTGTGGCTCGTGCCGCACTTACTGAAAGTGAACAAGAAGAAGATCGGATGTTCTGGGAAGCCTTTGATGACCTTAAAACATTCTTTGTAGAAAAAAGCAACTGCACAGTACTGCGTCACGAGAACCTCGAAGCAGATGATCTAGTGGCGGGCTGGATACAGAGCCATCCCGATGATCACCACACTATCGTGAGTTCAGACACAGACTTCTATCAGTTGCTGGCAGAAAACGTTAATCAGTACAACGGTATCAGTGATGAACTGCACACACTAAAAGGTATCCTGGACAAGAAGGGCAAGTTGGTGATCGACAAGAAGACCAAGGAATCTAAAGTGATACCTGATCCTAAATGGATCCTGTTTGAAAAGTGCATGCGTGGAGATCCCACTGACAATGTGTTCAGTGCATTTCCAGGTGTGCGTACCAAGGGCTCCAGCAAGAAAGTTGGATTGCAAGAAGCCTTTGCTGACATGGACAAGAAAGGATATTCTTGGAACAACATGATGTTGCAACGTTGGGTGGACCACAATGGCGATGAACATCGTGTGTTGGATGACTATGAACGCAATGTGACACTGGTGGACCTTCGAGCACAACCAGCAGATGTCAAGATCAAGATTGCACAAACCATCGCTGAAGGCAGTACTCCCAAGGACATTGCACAGATTGGTATCAAGTTCATGAAGTTTTGCGGCAAGCATGATCTTGTGAAGATTGGCGAACAGGCACAGAACTATGCAGAGTTCTTGAGTGCCGCATATCCAGAGGCAGTTGTAGCATGAATGAGCTAGAAGCAAAACTAAAAGATCTACAAGAAGGTCGCTTGTTGATTATTCCACACGACATTGATCATGCTCACCAAATGTTGCACGTGGCCATGTGCTATATTAACCAAGATCGGCAAGATGTGCTGGATGCTCTCTCAAAGGATTACGCATGATTGAATTAGCATCCAGCCCAGACCGCGGCACCTTCCAAAAAGAAGGCTACATCCAACGAACTCTTGAAGCAGGCAAGAGCCTAGACGATCCAGAAGTACAACGTATGATCAAGTTCTACGATGACTGGAAAGCTCGTGCAGATGAATTAGAAGTAGATCCAGCCTGGCGTGAAAACAATCTAGAGTGGGATCTGCGTACCACTCGCTGGGTAATTGAAAAGTGTCGCAGTGATGGCTATGCACAGAATCTTTATGCCGCACTGTGCAACATGCGTTGGCAGAAGCGTGAAATAATTACTATCCTCAAGGACGAATACTGGTCATGTAGCTGGCGCTCTGCAGGCGGAATTGTCGCAGATCTGCAGGGCAAGGGCGACTATATTGACTGGTACTGCTCTGGTATAGGAAATCACATGAGTGATGACGACGAGGACGACGGCAGTGCAAATCTTGAAGCAAAAGGGTTCGTACCAGAAGGTACTGTAACGGAAGAGATTGAAAACGATCTCTATGTGTTGGGTTGGGTTCATAGTAAATGGAAGGATTAATCATGAACAATTTATCAGCATTATTATTTGCGTTGGTATTAAGCAGTGGCAGCGCACAGGGCGCTGACCCGCAGACTCTTGCCGCGAGCAAGGGTTGTTTGAGCTGTCATGGCGTAGACGCCAAGATTCTTGGCCCTTCATACAAAGATATTGCCAAGAAGTATGCCGGTGACAAAGCCGCAGAAGACAAACTGGTTAAGAAAGTTGTAGGCGGCGGCAGTGGTGTATGGGGTACTATGCCCATGCCAGGCGGTATAGCAAACGAAGCAGAGTCTCGTGTGCTGGTTAAATGGATACTGGGATTAAAATGAGCAAAAAAGACCAAGCACAAGGATTCACTATTCCCTGGGAAGCCGCGGATCAGATCACACTTGCCAGTCTTATTAATCATCGCGGCTACTTGAAAACGGAACTCAAGCAGTGGAAGAAAAATCCCAAGACTGACGATAATCCAGATGGGTATTGGCTACATCCAGAAGATGTTGCCAAGAATACGATTCTAATAAAGCAACTGGACTCAATAATTGAGTACTATGGAGGCTAACATGAAGGTATGGTATTTTTTACAATGGCAGTGGCGTCAGTTTGATGCTTGGCAAAAATGGTGGATGCTGGGCATGTGCTTTCTTGGCGCAGGTATCGGAGTCGAATCTGGCAGTACCCATGAGAGAGTCTTGTATAGCATTGCACTTGTGATTCTAGCTGGTGGCATGTTCAAGATGGTGTTCTGGGATGGTATCAAGAATCAATGGATTCGGTTTAATCAAGAACAAGAAAAGATTGTTAATATTATGAAAGACGCAAAATGAGCAAGAAAGAAAAAGACTTTATACCAACGAAATATTCCACACCCACAGTGATACATCTCACACGCAAGCAGATCAAACAGATGTGTGAGATGGCTGAACACTTCAAAGACATCAACGATTTTGAATTGCATATCAGCAACGAATCAGGCATTGGCCAGAGCATGAATCTGCGTTTCACTCTTGACCTGGCCGGAGATAGCACTGAAATTAAAACCGATGTTACTGACGTTTCCAAATGGTGATCATATGAAACAAGAACTAGACCAAAAGCTGTGCGAGAAGTATCCACTGATGATGGTGAACCGTAACGGCGCTGTGACTGAGACCTGCATGTGTTGGGGCGTTGAATGCGGTGATGGATGGTACAACATCTTGAATTCTCTCATGAGCAATATCCAACATCACATTGACTGGAACAACACGAATGTTGAAAAAGAATACACTCAGTACAAACAAGTACCACAGGTGATCTTGGACCAGGTCAAAGAAAAGTTTGGTACACTGCGCTTCTACTACACAGGCGGCGATGACTACATTCGCGGACTTGTTAGTATGGCAGAAAGCATGAGTGCTATCACTTGCGAAACATGTGGCAACCCTGGCGAACAAACTCACAGCGTCTGGATCAAGACCACATGCAAACCATGCGAACGCAAACGTGCAACAGAAGATGCCAGGAGAATAGCAGAATACGAAACAAAAAAGGAAACTAAAAATGAAATCAGCTACCAATTTATTGGAGAGGACACCGGTGAACATGACTGAACTAAAAGCTCGTCCAGTGATTAAAAACAAATTCTGGATTGTAGAACAAGACGGAGAAAAGATTGCTACCATCCAGGCCATTGACGAAGGCGGCTTTGCCTATGTTCACGAGAACAAACGTGAAACATTTCCCACAGTCAAGATGTTAAAGAGTCAGTACAACATTGTGTTTGACAAAACCGAACGCAAACCCCGAGCAGAGTCAGAAGACCACGAAGTCTACGGCTGGCCCAGTGGCTTCAAACCTTTCAACAAACTCTATGATGTAACACGCAGACTGCCAATCTTTACCAAGGGTGTGAAAAGCAAAAGCTATTTCTGCGCAGGCTACTACATTGTTAAGTTCAACAGTACCTGGACCAGAGCATTCTGTCCTAAACTGATCACACTACAGCGGTATGAATTTGCAGGACCTTTCCATACCAAGGAACAGATGTTTGAACAACAAGGAATTGCAAATGGAGAATAATCTTGCTTATCATGTACAGATGTTCAACGACCGTGTACGTGCAATGAATCAAACACACAAAACAGAACTGCGACTTACCGCAGTTGATGCTAACAATCTACTCAGTGATATTTTTGCAGTTCTAGCACAAAATACCAGTCTTGTGCAACAGCTAGAACAAGCAGGAAACGCCACAGTTGAAGTTGTTATGGATGGTGGCGGGTTTAAATAATATACCCACTTTATCTCATAAATAATATACAAGTTAGGATCAATAATGAGTAGACCAAAACCCAATGTACTCCTAGAGTACGTGAACAAGAGCAACTACAAGAGTGAACAAGTATTGAGCTCTGAAGGCATCTGGGCGGTTTTCTACGATGGCAAACCAATCAACCTCAAGAACCAGAATGTACTGGTTGCATACCCAGGCCCAAAGTATAAAAAAGTAAGTTTTTCAAATCCAGGTCATGCAATCAACTTGGCCAAGAAACTCAATGCCCTGTTCAAGACCGACAAATTTAGTGTAGTGATACTCAAACAAGGTGACCAAATCTATCCCAAGTCATAGTCAACAGGCACAGTGGCAGCGACACTTCGCCAGCATCGCCCCTGTGCCTCCTACGTTCAAGGGTGGAGAGCATACCCAAGAATCATTTCGTCATAGCCTCTGGCATAACGTATTAAACCCAAACAGTCTCAGACTGACCAATGGTGGGTATGCCTGGGTAATCAAACACTGTAACATGCCGGCCTGGAACATCAAGGTTGACAAGCGCATGTCAAACCAAGTACTATTACAACTTGACCACATGATGACTGCACCTTACTGTTTGGTCAGCAGAAATGCAATCAAATTAGTTGGCGAACAGGATGCAATCATGTTACAACTGCATGCAGGCAATCTAGAACAATTTTTGAATAACCTGGAAATATAAAATGCACTACGACTATGTTGATATTGGAACTTCAAATTGGGGTACCAGCTGTGATCACATCACTGAAACAAACAAACCACAGATACTGCTGGTCGAACCAGTAGCACCTTATCTTGATCAATTGCCTGTTGTTCCACATGTGACCAAGTGTTATGCCGCAGTGGGCAGCCATAATGGTCAGAGCCAGGTATACTATATACCCGAAGATGTGATCAGAAATCAGTTGCCAGCTGACTGGGGATTTTTAAACGGGTGCAACTCAGTTGGTGACTACCATCCTACCCAACGCGATGTCTTGCTTAAAAAAACAACGCTAGGATTGGGTACAGTAAAAATTGATCCTGTTGAAATACTCACATTCTCTAGCTTATGTGACAGGTACAGTATAAAATCAATTGGACGTCTTAAGATCGACACCGAAGGACATGAAGTGTATATTATGCCTGGTGTGCTAGGAATGGTACAGCATGGCCTTGTGATAGAAAACATTGAATTTGAATATGCTTTCAGCAACCCGTCACAACATGTTGTGCTCAATGATGTAGCAGACCAGTTGGAATTACTGGGCTACGAACGTTACTGGGTTTCGAATCTAGATGGTACGCCTGGTAGCAACGATATGGGTTTGAAAAAAATCCATAAATAAATTACAAAACAGGTTGACAGCAAGGCTAAATAAATATACAATACGACATAGGTTGCAAAAGCAGCCTATAAAAAAGAAAAGTTATTAAAATGCAAACATTCTCTCTCTTTAGCAAACACACATGCTCACTAGGCTATAATATGCCAGTGGCCTTGTGGTCTGCGACTGAGATTAGTAATGATCGCACACCACAGGAATCAAGGGTCCAGGAGACCATGTATAGTTAACAACTAACTAAACGCAAACTCCAAGGACCCTAGGATTAAAAACCCTGGGGTTTTTTGTTTTTAAAAGTTAGAAAGTGTGAGGGAACGCGACCCTGCCTGCACTCAAAACATGGGCTTAATGTGGGCGGAACTGGGGATGGTAAGTCAGTGGCGACAACGCTGATGTGTAAAATCC